AAGATAGCAACACACCTTTCTTACAAACCAAACTTTGTAAATTATATGTTCCGTGATGATATGATATCAGACGGAATTGAAAACTGTGTCCAATACATCCATAATTTCGATCCAGAGAAGTCTCGTAATCCTTTTGCATACTTTACTCAGATTATACACTATGCTTTTCTAAGACGCATACAGAAGGAAAAGAAACAGTTAGACATTAAGAATAAAATTATTGAAAAGACTGGATTTGATGAAGTTATGACAGTTGAAGATGGTGCCTTGACAGGAGCGATGTCTGAGTATAATACAATTAAAGACAACATTGCACAGAAAAAAAATAGATGAGAGTCGCAATTATAACAGATACCCATTTCGGTGCTCGTAAAGGTTCAAAGCATTTACATGATTATTTTGAATTATTTTACAAGAATATATTTTTTCCATCATTAGAAGCAGAGGGGATTGATACCATCATTCATATGGGAGATGTTTTTGATGGTCGAAAATCTATTGATTACTATAGTCTTGAATGGGCAAAGAGAGTTGTATTTGAACCCATGAAGAAATATAAAGTTTATGCAATAACAGGTAATCATGACTGCTACTATAAAAATACAAATATAATTAACTCTCCAGAACTATTGTTAACTTCATATGATAATTGGGAAATATACTCTAGTGCAATAGATATTAACATAGATGGTTTGGATATATTACTTCTACCTTGGATAAGTGCTGACAATCATGATGAAACCATAGAAGTTATAAAAAAATCTAAATCTAAAATTGCTATGGGACATCTTGAGTTGAATGGATTTAAGGCAACTCGTGGGCATTTAATGGAAGATGGCATGGATGTTTCTCTGTTTGATAAATTTGAACAGGTATATTCTGGACATTTTCATACAAGATCCACAGACGGAAAAATATTCTACTTAGGTAATCCATATGAGATGTTTTGGAATGATGTAAATGATCCAAGAGGGTTTCATTTATTTGATACTGATACTAAAGAAAAGGTTGCAATTAACAATCCTTATAAATTATTTTATAACATATACTATGAAGATACTAATCATAAGTTATTTAATACTACTGAATATAAGAACAAAATTGTAAAAGTTATTGTTCGCAAAAAGTCAAGTCCAAAAGAATTTCAACAATTTATCGATAAACTTTATCGTTCAGAAGTTCAAGACTTAAAGATTGTTGAGAATTTTGCAATCGTTGAGAATGAAGATTTTGATATTGAAGAAGATGAAAATACAATTTCAATATTGAATCGATATATTGATGAATCAGAAATTGAATTTGATAAAGGAATTGTAAAAAACATTTTTCGTGATCTGTATAGACAAGCCTGCGAGGTAGAATAATGTTTGTTTTAACTCTTAATAGTCGGAAGGATGACGGTGCATACGCTGTACAAGATTCCGATGGAGATAAAGTTCTCTTTCTATTTGAGGAAGAGGATGACGCACTTCGTTATGCTATGATGCTAGAGGATGCTCTGGATAATTCAGATAAAAATATGCAAGTAATCGAAGTTGAAGATGACCTTGCCATAAAGACCTGTAGCATGTATAATTATAAGTATGCGGTCATCACACCTGATGATTTTGTGATTCCACCTAATAATGATAAGATTCAAGAAGATTAAATGGAAGAATTTCCTGTCAACGGGAGACCACTGGACAGAGATTGACTTTCTTGAAAACAATACAAATTTAATAATCGGACATAATGGTTCAGGTAAGAGCACCTTATTGGATGCACTTACCTTTGTTTTGTTTAATAAACCATTCCGTAAGATCAATAAGTCTCAACTAGTAAACACAGTAAATGAAAAGGAGTGTGTGGTTGAACTAGAGTTTGATGTAAATGCAAGAGAGTATGTAGTTCGTAGAGGAATGAGACCAACTGTATTTGATATAGAAGTTAATGGTTCTCCTTTACATCGACAAGCAGATGATCGATCAAATCAAAAAATACTAGAAGAGAATATACTAAAGGTTAATTATAAGTCGTTTACGCAGATAGTTATACTTGGAAGCAGCACCTTTGTTCCATTCATGCAACTATCAAGTTCAGTTCGTAGAGATGTGATTGAAGATTTACTTGACATTCGTATCTTTTCATTTATGAATAACTTATTAAAAGACAAGTTAAGAATTCAAAAAGAACAAGTTCGATCTCTTAACTTAAAAAGAGAGAACTTAGAAGATAAGATTAAAATGCAAGATAAGTTTCTTAAGGAGATAGAGAATCGTAGTAAAGAAGACATTAAGAGTAGGAAACAAAAAATTAATGATTTGATTCTGGAAACTGATGAGTATGTTATTACAAATGAAGAGTTGGATCTTGAAGTATCTGGTCTTTTAGAAGATCAAGAAAAAGTTTCTGGAGCAGATAAAAAGTTAAGAAAACTTAATAATTTTAGAGGACAGATCTCAAATAAAGTAGCGATGATTACCAAAGAGCACAAGTTCTTTACAGAAAATACGGTTTGTCCCACCTGTACTCAATCAATTGAAGAATCATTTCGATTAAATAAAATTGATGACGTTCAAACTAAAGCAAAAGAACTTAAAAAAGGTTTTGAAGATTTAGAAAAAACCATCGAAGATGAGAAGGAAAGAGAACGTCAGTTCGTTAAACTAACAAAGGAGATCACTAAACTCAATAATGGCATTTCTAAAAACAATACTCACATCTCTATCAACCAAAAACAGATCAGAGAACTTGAATCAGAAATTCAAACTATTACCGAACAATTTAAAAATAGAAATATTGAGCATGAAAAGTTAGAAGAGTTTAAGATTGGTCTCAAAAAAACTGAAGATAATCTTTCTGAGAGGAATCAGGACATAGTTCATCATGACTTTGCTTATTCTTTATTAAAAGATGATGGTGTAAAGACTAAGATAATTCGTAAATATCTACCACTTATCAATCAGCAGGTTAATCGTTATCTGCAAATGATGGATTTCTATATCAACTTTAAGTTAGATGAGGAGTTCAATGAGACTGTAGAGTCACCAATACATGAACATTTTTCATATTCTTCTTTCAGTGAAGGTGAAAAGATGCGTATTGATTTAGCATTGTTATTTACGTGGAGAGAGGTGGCAAGAGTCAAGAACTCAGTTAATACAAATCTACTAATTATGGATGAAGTATTTGATAGTTCTCTTGATGGATTTGGTGTTGATGAATTTATGAAGATCATTCGTTTTATAATTAAGGATGCTAATATATTCGTTATATCTCATAAGTCAGACTTACACGATAAGTTTGATAATCTTATGAAATTTGATAAAGTTCGTGGATTTAGTAGGAGGATTGCATGAAGATTTTAGTTACTGGACATCTTGGTTTTATTGGTAGTCATGTGTATGAATACTTTTTAAGTAAGGGTCATGAGGTTGATGGTTATGATATTCCACGCGATCTCGGTGATTTTAAAACAGAAAAGAAATATGATTTGGTGGTACACCTTGCAGCGAATGCTGCAATACGTGAAGCAGTTGAAAATCCTGATGCCTTCTGGGAAAACAATGTTACAAAATCAATACCAATATTTGAATATTGTAGAGAGAATAATGTGAGATGTTTATATGCAAGTTCTGCATCCGTATATGAATGGTGGATTAATGCTTATGGTATTACCAAGAAAGTGAATGAAATACAAGCCCCACCAAATAGTGTGGGTATGAGATTCTTTAATGTGTATGCGGAGAAGGTTAGTCGTCCAGACATGTTGTATCGGATGTTAGAGGATAAGACTGCAACCTATCTCACGAGACATAAAAGAGATTGGATACATGTCAAAGACATTGTGTCAGCAATCGCACTTCTTGCTGAAAGTGATTATACTGGGGTTTTAGATGTAGGGACTGCGAATCCTATCGCAGTTATAGATCTTGCAACTAAAATGGGTATGGGACATCTACCTATTAAGGAAGATACACCCGGTGAAAGAGATATCACATGTGCTGATATCAAAAAATTAAAAGAGTTAGGTTGGTCTCCAACCATAAACATACTTGATACAGTTTGACTAAGTATAAATATTTTTAATACTACATATTAGAACATGTTATCAACCCAATATCGTCTTCGACTTGAAGGCATATGTAAGTCAATTGCAGCAGGAACTGAGGTAAGTCTAGAGGATATGATATGGGCAGAGAAGTTGGCAAAGGCAAATACAAGTGCCAGAGGAATGATTAAACAAGCAAGAAGAATGAAGACGAATCCGAACGATTCTTTTCTGAATAACTTGAATATAGGAGACTCCGATTCAAGTGGTAGACAAATTAGGGGTTTCGATAGTCCAGATGAAATATATGATTGGTTTAGATCTGACAGATCAGATGACTGGCGACAAAGAGATTAGTAGACAATTAAAAAAGTGTCCACTAACCGTCCTTTGTGGCGGTTTTCTTGTTATCATAGGTATATCAGATAAGAAACCCCATGACTATCAAGCACGAAATCAAATCACAACTCGCTAAATTACTTGCAACAGAAGATTTAGTTGTAGAGCATCGTAAAGTTGAGACTGCAATGTTTGATGTTCAAACAAGAGTGTTAACTCTACCTCTTTGGGATAAGGCATCTGAGAATGTTATTGATATGTTAGTAAGTCATGAGGTTGGACATGCATTGTATACACCAAATGAAGAGTGGTGGAAAGAATACGAAGTACATCCTAGTTTCGTTAATATTGTAGAGGATGCTCGTATTGAGAAGTTGATGAAGAGAAGATATGATGGTATCTCAAAGACTTTCTATAAGGGTTACACTGAGTTGCATAATGATGATTTCTTTCAAGTCAAAAAGAAAAATATATCTGAGATGATTCTTGCTGATCGCGTAAATCTACATTACAAGATTGGTACATATTATGACATACCATTCACTGCAGAGGAAAGATTTTTTCTAAACAAGATTGATGTATGTGAAACATTTGAAGATACACTTAAGGCAGCAAAAGCATTATATGATTATTGTCTTGCAGAAGAACAAAGAAAAGAAAAAGAAAAGGCAGAGGCAGAAGATTTTTCTAACTTCGATCTTGAACTTGATGAGGATGGTGATGGTGATGGTGAGAGACCTATGAATGGTACTAGATCAGAGGAAGTTGATACTGATGATACTGATGATGATGGTGAACAGCAAGAGGAAACTGAGATTGAAACCAAAGTTGACACACATATTGGTGGGCATGATGGTGTTACAGAGATATCTGCAGAGACAGTTGAGAGTCTTGATGAAGCACTTAAAAATTTAACAAATGAAGGTGCAAGAGAGAATGTTTATCTTGAGTTGCCAAAACTTGATCTTGATAAGGTTATTATTCCTAATAAAGAGATACATGATCAGTGTCAGCAAAGATTATCTCAAGCATACAAAAAAGTAGCAGAACAAGAGCAAGCAAAGTTAAGAGGTGATACAAGTCACTACAATTACTACACAGAGTATGGTATTAAAAAATATCTAGAGCAAACTGAGCAAGACTTTGCAAAGTTCAAAAAGTCTGCACAGAAAGAAGTTAACTATCTTGTTAAAGAATTTGAGTGTAAAAAATCTGCATCTGCATATGCTCGTGCTACCACAAGTCGTACTGGTGTTCTTGATACAACTAAGTTGCACACTTACAAGTATAATGAAGATCTATTCAAAAAAGTTTCAGTGATTCCAGAGGGTAAAAATCATGGTCTTGTATTCATTCTTGATTGGTCTGGTTCAATGTCTCATGTTATGTTAGATACAATCAAACAGTTATACAATCTAATGTGGTTCTGCAAGAAGGTTCAGATTCCATTTGATGTTTATGCATTTACAACTTCATATCCAAAAGAAAATCGAGATGAAAATGGATATGCCACACCATTATATGAAGCAAAGGATAATATGTTACTTGTAGAAAATCAATTCTCTTTATTAAATCTCTTTACAAGTCAATCTCGTATCAAAGATTTGAATGAGCAAATGATGAATATTTTCCGTATTGTAAATTCTTATAGAGATTTTTCTTATCGTGACCTTACACCTTATGGTTTAGAATTATCAGGTACACCCTTGAATGAGACAATCGTTGCTCTTCATGATCTTATCCCTCAGTTTCAAGCAAGAACAAAAGTTGAGAAAGTTAATTGTGTGATTCTTACAGATGGAGAGGGTTATCAACTTTCATATCATAGAACAGTTAATAGAACTATCATGGGTGAGTCTTACTTTGGTAGAGGTAATTATGGTGAGGGATGTATTCTTCGTAATCGTAAAACTGGTAAGACATACAACTGTGGTTATCAGTATCACGATTTCACAAAGATGTTACTTCGTAATATCTCTGATGAATTGACAAATGTAAATTTTGTTGGTATTCGTATCATGGATGGTAGAGATGCCAAACATTTTGTTCAGTCTAATAGTGATGATTTCAACAGTCCACAGATTGAAAAGACTATGCAACAGTGGAGAAAGACAAAGACTCTTATCTTAGAAGATGTAGGTTACAAAGTATATCTTGGACTATCATCATCCGCAGTTGGTAATGATGCAGAGTTTGAAGTCAAAGAAGATGCATCAAAGGCAGATATTAAGAGAGCATTTACTAAGAGTCTTAAGAATAAAAAGATGAACAAAAAAATCTTAAGTAAGTTCATCGAAATGGTTGCCTAAATAACAGGAGATCAACATAAAAACAAAATGAGTAGATTCGGAGATTTATTGAGTGGTGAACCATCAACACCACCTGTAGTAGATGCAACACCATCTTCAGTAGAACCTGTCGAAGAAGTTGTAGAGGAAGTTGTAGAGGAAGAACCAAATTCAGAACCCCTTAATTTGTGGAATTTATCAAAAGATGAATTAGAGGATTATGGACGTTCATTAGGAATAGAACTCGATCGTAGACATAATAAATCAAAGTTGGTAAAACAGTTGGAAAATTATATGGACGGTATGTAAGATTTAGAGTAGACAGTTAACAAACTGTCTACTTTTTATTGTATTGGGGATTGTATGAACTATAATAAGTACATCACAAAGAAACCCCTTTTATTATGTCTAATCTATTTGAAGTTAAAATGACTCGTGAAGAAATCATTGATGGTTTAAGATCACAATATGGATCAGAGTTTACCACACCAGAGGTTCGTGCATTCTGTGCGATGAACGATATTACATATCAGACAGTTACAAAAAAACTAAAAGAATTCAAAGTTACTAAAGGTAAGTGGAATCTTGAAGTCACTCAGGAAGTTGTTCAAGATATTGAAAAGGCATATGCAGCACCTTCAGTTGCACCCGCAGTTGTAGCACCAGTTGTTCAAAACCTTGTTCCTGCAGTTGATGAGACATTCGTAAAGTTTGGCCCATTTGCCGATATCAAAAAGATAATTCAATCTAAATTATTTTACCCCACATTCATTACAGGATTGTCAGGTAATGGTAAGACATTCTCTGTTGAGCAAGCATGTGCACAACTAAATAGAGAGTTAATTAGAGTTAATATTACAATAGAGACAGATGAAGACGATCTTATTGGTGGGTTTCGTCTTGTTGATGGTAACACTGTTTGGCACAATGGGCCAGT